AAGACGACGATGCTGCTGAACCAAGTTGAGATCGACGCCGTACTGGCGACGATGACTCCGATGCAGAAACTTGAGTTTTTGGGCGAGCTTGAGGAGCAGGAACGTCGGATTGGGCTAAAAAAGGCTCAGACTTCGATGACAGACTTTGCTCGCATGGTCTACCCGGGGTTTAAAGAAGGCCCGCACCACAGGAAGCTGGCGAAAATCTTCAAAGATGTAGCCGACGGGGTCAAAAAGCGCGTGATTATCAACATCGCGCCCCGTATGGGTAAGTCTGAATTCAGTTCTTACCTGTTCCCGGCGTGGTTTTTGGGGCAGTACCCAGACAAAAAGATCATTATGGCGACCCACACCGCCGGTCTTTCAGAAGATTTTGGTAGACGGGTCAGAAACTTATTAGATGATGAAGATTATCAAAAGATTTTTCCAAAAACCGTGGTCGCAGATGATCAAAAGGCTGCAGGTAAATGGAGTACAAGCGCTGGTGGTCAGTATTATGCCGTTGGTGTGGGGGGCGCCCTTGCAGGCCGTGGTGCGGACCTGTTTGTTATTGACGATCCACACTCTGAACAAGACATAAAGGCCAACAGTAGGGCTACGTTTGATAATGCGTGGAGTTGGTTCCAGACAGGTCCGCTCCAACGACTGATGCCTAACGGCGCGATCCTTGTAATCATGACCCGATGGTCGCTTGTTGACCTAACGGGGCGGCTGCTCAACTACCAGATGAAAAATCCCGATGCGGATAAGTGGGAGATCGTGGAGTTGCCTGCCATTTTGCCAAGCGGCAAGAGTCTTTGGCCTGAACAGTGGCCCATCGAGCAGTTGGAGCAGAAAAAAGCAGCTATGGACGCACGGTACTGGAACGCCCAGTACATGCAGCAGCCCACACTGGACTCGGCGGCATTTATTAAAAGGACACATTGGCGTGTTTGGGAGCCAGAAGAGCCGCCTCGGTGCGAGTTCATCATTCAGAGTTGGGATACGGCCCACGAAGCTAAGACAACGGCTGACTTTACGGCGTGTACGACATGGGGTATCTGGTATAACGAAGAAGAAAACAATAGGCCCAGCATAATACTGCTCGATGCGTTTAAGTCTCGCATGGAGTTCCCAGAACTTAAAGAAGTAGCGTTTAAGCAGTACAGCGAATGGCAACCAGATGCGTTCTTGGTGGAGAAAAAGGCGGCTGGCGCTCCACTGATTCAGGAGTTGCGTCGCATGGGCATACCAGTCGATGAGTTTACGCCTACAAGGGGTAACGACAAGATTGCCCGGGTGAATGCAGTAAGCGATTTGTTTGCCTCGGGGATTGTGTGGGCACCGGATCGGCGGTGGGCTAAAGAAGTAATTGAGGAAATTGTGGCGTTCCCTGTGGGCGAGCACGATGACTACGTGGACACAATGACACAGGCGCTGTTACGCTTTAGAAACGGGGGGTTTATTACGCTGCCAAGCGATGAACCAGATGAACCCATATTTTTTAAATCAGGCCGCAAGACGGCGTATTACTAAGGATAAATCATGGCAGTAGATAAAGCACTAACACGGGCGCCCCAAGGCATTGAAGAAGATATCGGACTCATGGAAGGGCCAGAGCTTGAAATTGAGATCGAAGATCCCGAAGCCGTTCGTATTGGCATTGACGGAATGCCGCTATTAGAGATCGAAGAAGCCGATGAAGATGCAGAAGATTTCTATGAGAACTTGGCAGAAAAGATAGAGCCTGATGAGTTGGATATCCTTGGCAGCGATCTGCTTGAGGATATTAAGAATGACTTAGGTTCACGCAAAGACTGGGAAGATACGTACAAAGAGGGCATCACACTGCTTGGTCTTAAGTACGAAGAAAGAACAGAGCCATGGAACGGCGCGTGTGGCGTGTTCCACCCCATGATTACGGAAGCAGTCGTACGCTTTCAGTCAGAAACAATCATGGAGACTTTCCCTGCGCAGGGGCCAGTTAAGACAAAGATCCTTGGCAAGCAGACCCGCGAGAAGGATGAAGCAGCGGCTCGGGTTAAGGAAGACATGAACTATGAACTGACAGAGCGTATGCCTGAGTTCAGAACTGAGCACGAGCGGATGTTGTGGAATCTGCCAGCCACGGGTTCGGCGTTTAAGAAAGTCTATTACGATCCATCAATGCAGCGCCAGATGTCGATCTTTGTGCCTGCAGAAGACATCATCATTTCCTACGGTGCGCCATCTATTGAGACGGCAGAGCGTGTAACGCACCGGATGTTTAAAACCAAGAACGAGATTCGTAAACTGCAGGTGGCTGGGTTTTACCGCGACATTGACATCGGAGACCCACCCAAGATTAAAAATGAGTTGCAGGAAAAGAAAGATAAAGAGACAGGGTTTAATAGCCTTAATGATGACCGCTATGTAATTTACGAGTGCCACATTAACTTGGACTTGCCGGGGTACGAAGATGAAGAAGACGGCGAGCCAACAGGCATAGCACTGCCATATGTACTAACGGTGCTTGAGGGCACGGGTGAAGTCCTAGCAATCAGACGTAACTTCTACGAAGATGACGAGACCAAAGCCAAGCGTAATCACTTCGTACACTATATTTACATCCCGGGTTTTGGTATTTACGGGTTTGGCTTATTCCACTTGATCGGTGGGTTTGCTAAGTCGGCAACGTCAATCATCCGGCAGTTAGTAGATGCTGGTACGTTATCGAACCTCCCCGGCGGTTTGAAGTCCAGAGGACTTCGGATTAAGGGTGACGACACGCCTATTGCTCCGGGTGAGTTTAGAGACGTAGACGTTGGCTCAGGCGCGATACGCGACAACATCCTACCGCTGCCGTACAAAGAACCCAGCGCCACGCTTTATAACCTGCTGGGCACAATCGTTGAGGAAGGCCGTAGGTTTGCTGCCACGGCGGATATGAAGATCAGTGATATGTCCGCACAGGCGCCGGTGGGTACGACGCTTGCTCTGCTGGAGCGGATGCTCAAAGTCATGTCGGCTGTTCAGGCTCGGGTGCACTACGCGTTTAAGCAAGAGCTAAAGCTGCTGTCGGTCATCATTCGGGACTACACGGACGATGTGTATGACTACCAACCCGAGGACGGAGAACCACGGGCCAAGCGGTCAGACTACGACATGGTCGAGGTCATTCCTGTAAGTGACCCCAATGCGGCAACTATGTCCCAGCGAGTGGTGCAGTACCAAGCGGTCATTCAGTTGGCTCAGGCTGCGCCTCAGATATACGACCTGCCTCTCTTACACCGGCAGATGTTGGAGGTCTTGGGGATCAAAAACGCAGCCAAGCTCGTACCGGTTGAGGACGATCAGAAACCACAGGATCCTGTGTCGGAGAACATGGCAGCGCTTAACGGCAAGCCCATGAAGGCGTTCATATATCAGGACCACGAGGCTCATATCCAAGTTCACATGAACGCTATGAAGGATCCGATCATTATGCAGATGGTGGGTCAGAGTCCCATGGCGAATCAAATTGGAGCAGCCATGCAGTCACATATCGCGGAGCACTTAGGCTTTGCGTACCGCCGTCGTATCGAAGAAGCCCTTGGCATGCCGTTGCCTGAGCCGGGTGAGGAGATGCCTGAAGAACTTGAGTTGCAGGTCTCACGCCTCGTAGCTGAAGCCTCCAAGCGGGTTCTAAGTAACAGTCAGACCGAAGTGGCACAACAACAAGCTCAACAGCAGGCTCAAGACCCGCTGGTGCAGATGCAAATGCAGGAACTGGCTATCCGCCAGCAGGAAACAGCACTTAAAGAGAAGAAAATCGCCGTGGACGCAGCCGCTAAGGCCGATGAACTGGCGCTCAAGGAGAAAGAACTCGCGTTCAAAGCCGCACAAGCAGCCGACGAACTAGAGCTAAAGGGGCAACTTGAAGGCGTCAAAGTAGGCGCTGAAATTGCCAAAGCCCAAGCCGACATGCGGCGCAACCCAAAAGGAGGTAACACCAAGTGATACAAGCCTTCGCAGACAACCTGCGCGCAAGAATCCGTGAGGATCTAAACAACTACGCCGACGACATAGCCGGTGGGGTTTGCCAAAATTTTGAGGAGTACCAAAAACTCTGTGGCGTGATCCAAGGTCTGGCGCTCGCAGAGTCCTATGTTATGGACCTTGCCAAGAAAGTTGAGGAAGCAAATGATTGAAGAAATTGAAATGGTTGCGGAAGTAGAGGACGAAAGCGCCAAAGCTACGCAATTGCCAATACCGCAAGGGTGGAAAATCCTTTGTGCTGTCCCTGAAGTTGAAGACAAGTTTGAGTCGGGCATTCTTAAACCTGACTCCCTAACCAAGATTGAGGAACACAGCACTACGGTGTTATTTGTCCTAAAACTTGGGGCGGAAGCCTATAAAGACCAAGTCAAGTTCAGCACCGGAGCATGGTGTAAGGAAGGTGACTTTGTGTTAGTAAGGGCTTACTCTGGCACTCGTTTTAGAATTCATGGACGTGAGTTCCGCCTGTTAAACGACGATCAGGTCGAGGCGGTTGTTGAAGATCCTCGCGGTTATACCCGCGCTTGATGGAGATTATAAATGGCTACTAATGGTAAAGCTAAAGATGGGTTCGCTTTTCCTGATGAACAGGACGAAGTGGATGGTGAGCAGGGGTCAACTGAACTTGAAGAAGGCGACATTGAACTGGAGGTGGTAGACGATACACCGCCCGAAGATCGAGGCCGCAAGCCGCTGGACAAGGATGTTGAAGATCCTTCGGACGATGAAATCGCAGAGTACAGCGATAAAGTCCAAAAGCGGATTAAGGAGTTGAGCCATGCTCGTCACGACGAGCGACGTGCTAAGGAAGCAGCCTTACGGGAACGTGAAGAAGCTGCCCGCATAGCCCAACAGCTATTTGAGGAAAACAAAAAGCTGCGGGAAAGCTACAACGCGGGAGCCAAGAACTACACCGAAATGGCGGCTTCAAAGGCGGACATGGAGCTTCAAATTGCCCGTCAAAAGTTGCGTGAAGCCCAAGAAAGCTACGACAACGACGCCATTATTGCAGCGCAAGAAGAACTGTCTGCGGCTAAGTTTCGTTCGGAATACGCAAAAACTTTTACACCTAATGCTTTACAAGAGCAAAAAGATGATGTATATATACAACCTACGCCACAGCAGCAACCTGTACAGGTCGATGAAAAAGCGACCCGATGGCAAGCCCGAAACGGCTGGTTTGGACAGGATGATGAGATGACCAGTCTCGCGCTGGCGGTGCATAAAAAGCTGGTCGAAACTCGTGTTGATCCTAGATCGGACGAGTATTACGAGCGGATTGACGCTCGCATGCGTGAAGTGTTTCCCGATTATTTCGGTGAGGCAAAGAAGGAACCGAAACGTTCGGCTAACGTAGTAGCCGCGCCAACCCGTACTGCGGGTAAGAAGAAAGTGACGCTGACTAAGTCAGCGGAAGCGTTAGCACGCCGCTTTGGCCTTACCAATGAACAGTATGCAAAAGAAGTTCTTAAACTTAACTCGGAGTCCTAACTATGTCTGAACGAATTAGCCGTGATGGCGCTAAAGAGCGCGAACCTAGAAACCTTCAAACACGTGAGAGTTCTGCTCGTGCGACCTATAAACCGCCGAGCGCTCTTCCAGATCCTGATCCTCAACCGGGTTGGAAATTCCGTTGGATTGCAACAGCCATATTAGGCCAGCCAAATCCATCAAATGTTTCCAAGAAAACCCGCGACGGTTGGGAACCGGTCAGAGCTGCTGACCATCCCGAGCTTATGCTCGCTGCTGATAAGAATGGAAACGTTGAGCTTGGTGGATTGATGCTGTGCAAACAACCAGAAGAAAGGGTTGCTGCACGCAATGACTACTATGCCCAACAAAACAAGTCTCAAATGGAGTCTGTGGATAACAGCTTCATGCGAAATAATGACCCACGCATGCCTCTGTTCAGCGAGAGAAAATCCTCAACGACACGCGGTGTAGGGTTTGGTAACGGTTCTAAATAACTTTTTAGGAGTATTAAATGGCATATCCTTCCGTATCAGCCCCTTACGGGCTAATCCCGATCAATTTGATCGGCGGACAGGTCTTTGCTGGTGCAACTCGTCAAATCCCCATCGAATCGGGTTCTTCGACAGCCATTTTCTTTGGCAACGTCGTTAAATTCAACGGTGGTGGGTATATCGAGAATGAAACCAACACGTCCGCGTCCACCCCAGTAGGTGTTTTCCTTGGTTGTACTTACACAGACCCAACCTTTGGAGCCACTTTCCGTCAATATTACCCCGGTAACGTAGTTGCTGATGACATCCAAGCCTATGTGCAGGATGATCCTGATGCACTATTTAAGGTCGCCGTAACTGCTGCTGGCACGTCCACCATCAGTTTCATGACCCGTACCGACGTAAACCGTAACTCGGCACTCGTGCTGACAACCGGCAATACGTCTACTGGTAATTCCTATCAGTCTGTAAGCGCAACAACTGACACTGGTTCGGGCCTCCCGGTTCGTATCATTGACTTTGTTCCTGAGACTGCAATTGCTGGTTTCCCCGGTTCTTACACGGAAGTAATCGTGAAGTGGAACTTTGGTGTGCACCGGTATTACAACGCCACTGGCGTATAAGGAGCATATTAAATGGCTATTTCTCGTGCACAACTACTAAAAGAACTCCTCCCGGGATTGAACGCATTGTTCGGTCTTGAGTATGCTCGTTATGGCGAAGAGCATAAAGAGATTTTCGAAACCGAGACCTCTGAGCGTTCGTTCGAAGAAGAAACCAAACTGTCCGGCTTCTCAGCCGCTCCTGTCAAAAACGAAGGTTCTGCCATCGCTTATGACAACGGACAAGAAGCATGGACTGCTCGCTACAACCACGAAACCATTGCTCTAGGCTTCTCGCTGACGGAAGAGGCAATTGAGGACAACCTCTATGACTCCCTGTCCAGCCGGTACACCAAGGCTTTGGCCCGTGCTATGGCTTACACCAAGCAGACTAAGGCTGCTGCGGTTCTGAACAACGGCTTTGACACCAACTATGACGGTGGCGATGGCGTTGAGTTGTTCTCGACTGCTCACCCCTTAGTTTCTGGTGGCGTCAACAGCAATGAACCCGCAACTCCTGCTGACCTTTCTGAGACCTCCCTTGAGGCCGCTGTTATTCAGATCGCTGCTTGGACGGACGAGCGTGGCCTGCTGATTGCTGCAAAGCCGCGTAAGCTGGTCGTTGCTCCTTCCAATATGTTCGTTGCGACTCGTATCCTCGAGACGGAACTGCGCGTTGCTACGGCTGACAACGACATCAACGCTCTGAAGAGCAATGGTTCGATCCCAGAGGGTTACACTGTTAACCACTTCTTGACCGACCCAGATGCTTGGTTCTTGACAACTGACGTTCCTAACGGTCTGAAGCACTTTGTTCGTACCCCGATGGCAACATCGATGGACGGCGACTTCGACACCGGTAACGTTCGTTACAAGGCTCGTGAGCGTTATTCGTTCGGCTGGTCTGATCCGCTAGGCGTCTTTGGTTCACCGGGCGCTTAAGTTGTAGGAGGGGGGTTGCAAAACCCCCCTTTTGTTGTATTCTGTAAGGACTAGGATTTTACTCGTACCAACTGACCTAGCAGACTTAGTAGAGAGGGTACGAGGATGTGCTACTACACGAGGACAATATGGCAACTACTACCTTTTCCGGCCCAGTAAAGGCTGGCACAATCAAAGATACTACCGGTACCACGGTAGGCACTAACGTAGCAAACGTAGGTTTTGTTTTGATGGCTCAATCTGCCTTAATCGACATTATTGGCGCCACTTCAAACAACCAAGTCGTGGCTACTATCCCTGCAAACTCACAAATTGTTGACGTTATTCTGAACGTTGCAATTGTCAATAACGACACTGGTACAGCCACTGTTGAAGTTGGAACCTCTTCTGATGCTAATGCGTTTATTCCAAGCACTAGCGTTAAGGCTCTTGCGACCACTCGTGGAACTCTGGATACAGAAGCCACGAACGTCGGAACGACAGATTTGCAGGTTCTAGTTGACTTTGCTGCCCAAAACGGTGACGGTACGACTGGTTCAGCAACGGTAACTGTTCTTTATATTCAGAACAACAACTTAGCGTAATAGGAGGCTGACATGGCTTCCATGCAATATGATGTATTTGGCACAAAGCCGTTAACTGCTACTGGTAACTTTAAAGACCAGAACAATAACGACATTAACCGGACTCGTATCAAAACCATATATGCGGTAAATGGTACGAACGCCGGTTCTGTCGTTATCCGCGAAGGCGGCGCTAGTGGTGACATTGTGCTTACTGTAAACACTGCCGCAAGTGGTACGGCTGGATACACCATTATCCCGTTACCGGGTGAAGGTATTCTGGTCAAAACCGGCACGTTACATGGCACTGTTACTGACACAACCTCAATGGTACTTTTCTACGGATAACCAAAAAATGCAAAATGAAAAAGGTTACACGTTAGCAGGCCATAAGATTTTCTTTGGCATCCCTGCTTACGACCACAAAGTTTCACTCAAACAAGCAATCTCTTTGATGCGGTTTGCCCAACAGGCGCCACAGCATGGGATTGACATCACGATTGGAAGTATTTGTGGGTGCTCGGTAGTTTCCCGGGCACGTAATCTTTTAGTTCAAGACTTTTTGGAGTCCGATGCTACGGAGTTGATGTTCATTGATGCGGACATTAACTTTCAGCCAGAGGACATTATCCGTTTGATGGCGTGGGTTACGGAAGACAACATTGATATTGCCGCCGGTATCCCATGTGCTAGAAAGGCAGAAAAGACCTATATCGTTAAGTTGGATGAAGACGAGAAGGGCGTCACCATGAATGGCATGGGGCTAGTACGTGCACAACGTGTGGCTACCGCCTTCATGATGATTAAACGGAAAGTCATTGAGGATCTGGTTAAAGACAACCCGGAGTGGCATTACTGGGACGAAAGAACCGGGCGCTCAATGTCGGCTATTTTTGACTTCGCAGTTAAAGACAACTCCTATGTTGGTGAAGACTATCTGTTCTGTGACCGCGCCCGTGCGGCAGGCTTCCAAGTCTGGGTAGACCCAACTATTAAGTTAGGCCACATGGGGGTTCAAGAGTACGAGGGTGACTATGGCAATGAAGCCTTCTACCCACGGCTTGTTAAAGATGGAAAAGTAGCAAATGGCTGATCTTGACCTTCAAGAGTTAATACAGCATGGCCTAAAAGGCACTAGCCCTAAAGCGGAAGCAAAAGTGGTTAAGGCAGAAGTGTCCCCGCAAATGGGACTTTTTGGTGAAGAACCAGAAGAACCTAAAAAGGCTAAACGCGAAAGCGTTAAAAGGGAACCGGCAAAAGCCGAAAAGCCCGTAGTTCAAGCCGATATGTTTGAAAAAGACTTTAAAGAACTTAAACGGGCTGAAGCCGAAAAAAACTTTAAAGCACAGCAAAAATTGGAAGATCGCCCCTTACCTAAGCATCATCGTATGCCAAGTGGTGGCGGTGGTGGAATGAAGCCTGACACAGATATTACGGCTTCTAAAAAATTACCTAAGATGGCTAAAGGTGGCTCTGTTTCTTCAGCATCCAAACGTGCTGACGGTTGCGCAACCAAAGGCAAAACTAAGGGACGGGTGGTGTAATGGCTAAGACTCCTGCGTGGCAACGCAAAGAGGGTAAGAACCCAAAAGGTGGGCTAAACGCTAAGGGGAGGGCATCGTACAACGCTGCCAATCCCGGCAAGCCCGGCTTAAAGGCTCCGCAACCCGAAGGCGGTTCACGTAAGAAGTCATTCTGTGCAAGGATGACAGGCATGAAAAAGAAGTTAACTAGCGCCAAAACCGCTAAAGATCCAAACAGCCGTATCAATAAGAGCCTTCGGGCGTGGAAGTGCTGACATGGAAATGATGCTTTGGAATACGTTGCTAACGGCACTGGTGGGTATTCTGGCCTACATAGGTCATGAAAAGA